CAGCCATACCCACATAGCCCCGGCAGCAGAGACAGCAACACTGTCAATCAAATCAATGTGCGCACTCTTCTCCGAAAAGTTCATTGCTTTTGCCTGTGTAGGATCGCCAACGTTCGCAGAATGTGGCATACCATCGTATGTGACTGCAGATAGATATGTCTGGTTTGCGACAGCATTCTTCCATTCTGGGTATTGTTCGCAAAAATACTTTAATTCACGGTATCTCTTTTTGCTGATGCCGTATTTATCAAGTGTCAAATCTCTTTTATTCAAAACGGACTCCTCATAATCTGCGTTACTCTGCGCTCATAAAGGTTTTCAACAAACAAACGGAAGTTTGCCATGCCATCCGGCACATCATCGAACTTGTTTTTACCTTCAACCGACCAGCCAAGCAGGAAATTCATCATTTTTCCGTAGTCTTCTTTGCTCGAATACTCTTCACGGTATTTGAACAGGACTTGTTTTTTAATCCAGTCTGCATTGACAATGATTCTGGTTTCTTTGTTCGTCTCTGTAGGCTTATTTGTAATCGAACAGAATGTATGCCCTTTTTCTTTTAGCGCATTTTCTACGTCATAGGCCAATCGTGAACCGCCAGCATTGGACTCAAATTCGACTTTTTGGATTTTGTGGTCGATAATCTTGCGACAAAGACGGTTTATCTGGATGTCAAAATCTGTATTGTCATCACAAATGCAGTCCACAAGGTAATAATCCTGCCCATACTGGTAGAAAATTGGCATGAACATGTAGTCAATTCCTGTGGTTTTCGTATCCACGATAGCCAAAATCGCATCTGGATCTTCCAACGGCAGTGAAGCATACCGCCTTAAGTCATCTGAGTGATAAAGCAGTCCTTCTCGTTCAATTGGCTGGTTTTTATACAGGCATTTATAGCTGATCTCGTCCATTGCCAGTTCTTGGTCATGAAAAAAATCAATAGTAAAGCCGTTGTACTTGTAGTCAAAGTTCGATTTTCCTGTTTTTTCGTCAATATCCGGCACAGAAATGAACAAAACACGGTCAGAACCATCGTATAATCGCTCTAATCTGCCGATAACATCATGGACAGACCACCTGGTGGCGATATGAATCTCCTTGCAACCTGGAATCTTTCTCTGTCTAGCATCCACGGAGTAGATATTCCACAGCTTATCGAGTGAATTTTTATTCAATGCGACTTCGATACCACCAATCAAGTCATCACACAGCAGATATTTACTTGCTCTGACCTTACCAGCGTTGCTAGAACCGATGGATGTACACTGCAGTGAAGGGAACGGTTTGTATTTGCCGACATTGAACTGCTCCATCTTGGCATTTGAGTGATTCGGTTTTAGGTCTGGGAAGATTTCGTGCCATGTGTACTCGTTATGATCCGCAACAATCTGGTAAGTAGAGTTGTAATACATCCGTGTGATGTCACCAGAATGCGAAAAGAAAAGATTGAAGTCATCTGGATACCAGCCAATGATGGCAGAGTTAAAAAACTTCTCCAATGTGGTCTTTCCTGTTCCCGGTGGCATTGAAATTGACAGGATATCTATTTCGTCATCAATCATGCTCTGGAGTGCCTGTGTCAGCCCGATTTTCAAAAACTGCTTGCGCTTTGGCAGATAAAACCGCTCTCTGGGCAGTCTTTTGCGCTCAAGATATAAAAAATAGCTGTCAAGATAGTGATTTCGTGCTTCATAAAGCAAAATCTCATAAAAATAGTCCACCATTACGAAATTTACCTGGTTTGCGAATAGATATTCTTCCAAATCCCATATCGTACCGCCAGTTTTCGCTTTGATGAACTTGTTTATCAGATTTTTGACATGGTTAGCAATGCGGAAGGCCGTCTTGACATCAGCATCGCCATTGAATGCAGCTGCCACTGCTTGTGTATATGCGTTGGCAACCGTCTCGTCCATGCCTTTTTTAATCACATACTGCTCATATTCATTTATGCGCTGCTTTAGTGTTTCGTTTATCATTCTCTATGCACAAAATGGCTCTTGCCATGCACTCGCACTCTTCTCGTTTCTCTTTGTTCAAGCAGAACTGCCCACGGTTATATCTGCAGACAACCATCCTGCATCTTGGTGCTTCTTGCATAACTTCTCCCATAATCAATCAAAATAAAGCGTGATTTATGTTGATAGTTGATATATGTGTATGGTGTTTTCAGTATGGATTTGCATGTGAATAAACCACGCTTAATAGCACGATGCGGAATCGAACCGCAAGTCTGAGCATTGGGGGACACAGATATCACCAGACCGTGCTACCTCTCAAAATGGAGGTCGAGTAATGAAAAAGAAAAAGTGTTGGCTGATTTATCTTCCTGTACTGCCGAAACCGCCATCGCCACGATCTGTGTCAGCCAGGACATCGACCTGTGTAAGCGTTGCTTTCGGAATCGGCAGGATTACAAGCTGTGCAATTTTATCACCAGTACGGAAATCGACAAACGATCCAGTGTCGTTATAAATTTTCACGACAATGCTACCAGTGTATCCAGAGTCTACAACACCTTCACACCGCAGACCGTATTTCACGTTCAAGCCGGACTTGGATTTAATCATGCCTACATATCCGGCCGGGATCGCCATGTGAACTCCTGTGTCAACAGTAAGACTGCTATGCGGACGGATAAGAGTACATTCAGCATTGTCCGGCATCCGTAAATCAAATCCTGCATCCGTAGGATATGCTTTGGTCGGCATATAGGCACCGTTGTCAAGTACCACTGGCATGTTTAGTCTTTCCATCTCGATTCCCCTTGCTATATATTGACTTATATCTTTCATGTTCATATTCGGACTACTGTGTGTAAGTAATGTGTATATCTTGTTCTCTAAGTTCATGGTTTTATATGTGTATGGTGTATATATGATATATGTACTGTAGATATCTATTGGATGTATATCTTATATATCTTTTATGTGTATCGTTGTTGTATATATATACTAGAGTATTATATGGACATGACCGCCCTTTTGTTCCTTGGAGTTGTTTTTGGGACTAAGTCCGGGCCGATCTCCCGATCTGTCTGATGGGGTTACCCTTTGGTAACTAGGTTACTTCCGGGTAACTATCTGATCTCTCAACTATTCGCAAAACATCTCTTTAGCGAAGTCTTGCAAGCTATATTGTATATATATAACACTACAATTTCAACTATTTTCAGACAATTCAATTATATTTTCGTTTTGTCCGTCAGACAATGACAATGTAGGCAATGTGTCAGCGTCAATGTATCGGCCGGGGGTTGTAGGGTTGTTTGTTGGCGTTGTTTCGGCAAGTCCGTATATAGCTTTAGATATAAATATTTTATTTACGCTTGTTTTGTCACTATTTCCAAGATCGTCAACAAGTGCCGACTTGCATATATTAGTCCACTTTTGTGCATGAAACTTGAATTCCGGTGTTACTTCCCTACTACTACCATGCAACCATCGTGAAATGCTACTTGCATTTATATCAATAAATAAAGAGAATAACTCGATAGTTGGATTTTTATTATATTTCATGCATAAATTACAATAAGCCATGAAATAATTATCAAGTTCATATATATCTTTTTTGTTTATATAACCTATTTTATTTTTACACCAAAAAAGCATATATCTAAAATTCAAGTTAGATATATCATTGTTACATTCCAACTCTATAAATTCATCCGATAATTCATAAAGTTTATTTGTATATATTTGTATATTATTTTCGGTTGTAATTGTATTATCCATATAACTAAACTGGTAAATAAAAAATGCTATATAAATATCTAGAATATAGATAAATATATAGCAGTCTTATGTATATAAATATATGCCGTTGTTTTGGTTGCGTTGTTTTTCCTTGCACTGGATTCTATCACAGAAACAAAAAACCGTCAAAATTTTGTTTGGATCTCACAAAAAAACATGCAACCAGGAAAAGCCGGATTGCTGATCATGTTTCTAACCGTTCCAATTCTTTTTTTACAAGATCGTTTATAAACGTGTTGACAGGCAGCCCAGATAAACTTTTGATTTTTTCTTTTGTGCCTTTTGGCAACATTAAAGACACCCTATCATAATTCTTTTTATTGTACTCATTTTGATAGTCGTATTGTTTTTTTAGTGTATCTTTCATTCTTTTTTACCCCCCTTTTTAGTCCTTTGTTGTGATCCTGTGAAAGTATTATATATTACATATTACTCAATAGTCAATAGTAAATTTTATTTATGGTTATTACTCAATATGTATAAAATACAGTGTTTTTCAGTGTTTTCTATTGAAAAAAAGTATATTGAGCAATATAATATAACCATAAAGAAAAGCAAACAATAACTTGATTTTGGAACGGTGGCAGCCGGGAACAGTTGAAACAATTTGACCTGGTTAGTAAGTGAAATTATCAAGGCACAACAAAAAAGGGGTAAACAAAATGAAAAACAATGAATTATTACATCTGACAACAAAGCACAACGGAAAAATGCAAGATCTATGGTCTTTAAGCACTTCCACACTTGAAAACGAATTTTGTAGAAAACGAGCTGAAAACAAAGATAGCATTTGCGCTTACTGCTTTTCAGAGCGTATGGCAAACCGTTATAAAAATCTCGAAAACTGTTTAAAGAAAAATACCAGTATTTTAACAACTAGAATTTTGACAGATGACGAAATTCCGGTTATTGAATCAGAGTTATTCCGTTTTGAGGCTTTCGGGGATCTCAATAATGAAATCCAGGTTGTTAACTATTTCAAGATCGCAAGCGCAAACAGAAACGTAAAATGCGCTTTATGGACTAAAAACCCATGGTTTATAAAATCAGCTATGGAAAAATACGGAATTGAAAAGCCGAAAAATCTAAATATTATTTATTCAAGTTACCATGTAGACATTCCGGCAAACATTGAAAAACTCAAAGATGTTAGA